TACTTTAGAGTAAAATTAAAAACTTGTTTTTAATAAACGGTTATTATCGTTGCCAATGTGCGAAGCACTATATATATAATTAATATATATAATATATTATCCGTGTGTGTATGTGTGTGTTTGCATTATGGCTGGAAAGACGGAAAGTTAGGAACTGAAAAAGTAGGGCTTTCTGTTTTTAGTGGCTACTTGTTTTTTTGGCGTTGTTTTCCTTCATTATCGCTTGTTTTGTGTAAATATTTATGTAATTACGCACTTTATTTGTAAATGAGAGTTAAAATACGATAGTTGGATATATTTTTAACGTTTAATTAACATATATATCAAAAGAAAGCCGTATCTTTGTAATGTCGAAAGGGAACAAAGGAGTTCAACGAAGACAAAGCGATATTTGAAAGGCTTACATACTGAAAAGGCGTTGACGCATGAATAGTTGCACAAGATAACATTACATGCGACGGTAGGCGCTGTGATATATTGATATAGTGTCAAGCAAGTGCAATAAACGTAATTGCAACAAGTATATAGGATGTCGTTACCTATACACTACTTGGCTATATAAATAATATGAAGAAGGAACGGGAAATAGGATATAAGTCTATGGATATATGGCTATAATATATAGCTGTTATTTGATAGCCATCCGATTTTTCCGTACTTCGCTGTAATGCAGCCTTAAGACGGTTACAAGCCCGTGGAAATGCAGAGTACAGAAAATTGAAAATCAATTACTTAAAAATATATAATTATGAAAACTTACAATTATCTGGAGAACGTGAAAGAAGACGTTAGAAACTACATTGAAGAAAATAAAATCGTAGTAACAAGCAGCAACCGCGAAGAAGTGGAGCAAGAATTGAACGATACGTTGTTTGTAAATGATAGCGTAACGGGAAATGCTTCCGGCTCATACACATTTTCAACGTGGCAAGCAGAAGAAAATCTTTGCCACAACTTTGAATTGTTAACGGAAGCACTAACTGAATTTTGCTGTGATTTATCCTACCTTGAAAAAGGTGCAGAGGCTTGCGACGTCACAATACGTTGTTACCTTCTTGGGCAGGCAATTTCGGAGGTATTGAACGAAATAAAAATAGAAAACGAAACGGAGGAATAAACTATGAAAACTTATAAAATATCAGATATTAGCATATATCCTTTTAACGAAAACGGAAAGAAATTTGTTGAAGAAATTAGATGCTACCTAAATACGAATGAAAAGTTAACCGAAAGAATTAATAACATTTTCGATAATGGCTGCCATTCACATTTTCACGATGTTTCAAATAATGGTTGTGAAAAAATTGGTGGATGTATAATAAATTATAGGAAAATTTTAAAGCGATATGTTTTTAAGTCTCATGATAGATGGCAGGAATGTTATTCTATCAATAAAACAAGCATACGTAAAAACTATAGCGGTGTAACCGAAATAGTAGAACTTAAAAGTAAATAATTAAAAATTAAAATGATATGAAAAAGTTAGAAACAAGTCAGATAATAGAGAACGTATTGACAAATGGAGCAATAACAGAACGCGAAGTATTACTTTTGAAAAAGCGTGCGAATAATGGTGATAATGAGGCGGCAAACTTTTATCCCGGTTGTGATATCGAAATAGAAGTAACAGAGGAACAAAGCGCGAAGGGGTATAAGTGGCTCATGAACTTGTATAAGACACCCACGGGAAAGGAACGAAAAAACAATCCGTTCGGTTATCGGGAAATGAATATACTTGATAATTACAAGGGTGAACGCTTTCAATTTGTAGGTTTTTATAATGATGGAAATAGATGGCATGATTATTATACACCTATATATTCTTTGTGTGGTATGGAGTATTATGTAAATAGTGAAGGCATTCAAATAATCGGATAATATGGCACGAAAACGGATTAATAGGTATGCTCTACTTATTTGTAGGGCATATCAAAGCAAAGTATATTTTTTTAGTGTATAACTAAAAGGGCAAAATGATATGAAAACGAAAGTAAACTATTTAAGAAAACATAATGATGTAAATACATATAGTCAGACTATAAGTGTTATTTGTTCAGAAAAGGAATTTATGGATATGGCGCAAGTTGTAAAAAGCTACATTAAAAGCGGTAATACTTATGCGTGTTGTGCTAAACCTATTACAGTAGGAACTAACTTTTTGACTATTAATACGCTCCATAAATTAGCTTTTAACTTTTGGGAAAATAACAAAAGAGTAAAAACAGACCGTAACACAATTTTAAACATTAAAATACAATAATATGGAAACGAATACATTAAAATATACAGTAGTAAAATCTTTCCGTGAAAAAGGTATCACCTATAAAGTAATAACAACCATTAAATTGCATGATGAATGTAAGAACGGTACGTGTTCATGGAGTATAACGGGCATACTCCAGCAAAAGAAAGGAAACGGACGTTTTTACGATATTGGGCACGGTTGCATCCATGAGGAAATATTAAAAGCTTCTCCAAAGTTGAAAATGTTTGTAGACCTTCATCTATGCGATTGGCGTGGTACACCATTATATCCAGTTGAAACTGGATATTACTTTTTACAAAAAGATAAAAAGCAAGCAAAGGAATATTTGCGCGTAACTGATGAAGAACTGGAATTTTTGGCAAAGTGTGAAGACAAAGACTATTTTAAATACCAATTGTTTGCGCTTGGTATTGTGGAAAGATGGCAAGAAGAAAGCAGGAAAGCAATACAAACACTGGAAGAATTAACGGGTGATGTTTGGGTTAATCCATATAAGGAAAGCGAAGAACGCCACAGACTTGTTTTAAGTGACGAAGAACGCGAAGAAATAGAGGGGAAAATATTATCTGGATATTATACGGAAAGCGCGATACAAGAACGCCAAGAAGCTAAAAGAATTGCCGAAATAGAGAAAAGAAAAAACGAAGTGATTAAAACCTTTGAAAAAAGAATAAACAAAGCAACAAAAGAAAAAGATGTAAAATTAGCTATATTAGGGGCTGGATTATTATCAGATAATTATATCTACTATGTTGAAGGTAATAATGTAGTTTTCAATTATTATAGCTATCACGACAAAGTAACAGAAGAAGAATATAATAACATGCTTAAAAATATAGACTATTCTCTATTGCCGGAAGGAATTAAATTTGAATTCAAATAATAATAATGGAACTATGAGTATAACAGATTTTTATAACGGACGCTTTGTTAGCGGTAAAATATTAAAGCGTGATTATCGCATTATATGGCAACGAATTGTAATAGCTACAGCCGCTTTGTGTGGAATGTTCATTTTTATGATGGCTATTCAGTTAATGTGTTGGTTATCTAATTTGTGTAACTACGTTTTTAGGTAATAGCATGAAGTTAATAACGAAATTTAAGCCCGAACTAAAAGAGTTTATAAGCCTGCAAGGGTTGAATATCAATGATACAATGAAGGCAGTGAGAAACGGAAATCTGTTTATTTATAAGGCAGAAACAAAGCGCGAAATATTGTATCATGGTATTACTAATTTAAAGCACCCGTATATATTATCAGAGCATAAGCTTCCATTATAACAAAAAGTTATAACTGTTTTGGTAATATATATAATATATATAATATATATAATATAACAATAAAGTAGTGTATGAAAACTTATAAAAATTTTGAAGAAGACTTTGAGAAGGCAAAAGCAAACATGGAACTTCTGGAAAACATTGTGTCTGTAGGCATTCCAAAGAAACAAGCGGTTTACTTTAATAGCATATCAGTAGATAGTAAGTACAGCATGGGACAAAGAACGTATCTATATGTAGGTGATAAATTGGTGCATTGCAATGATGAAAGAAAGTTTTATGTAGGGCACAACAAATTTATTGAAACACACGGAAAAATAGTTGTCCGCTTCAACAAAGGAGAATTTAAAAAGTATATGGCTATGTGCGAAGAAATGTATAAAGCCCTTGCAATAGAGGCGAACGCATCTAAATATATTTCTTTAGTGGATAACATAAAAGACTTTATAAAGCCTAATATTGACCTTAAAAACAGCCAATTTAACAAGAGCAAGGGAATAGGGTGTGTTTACATAGAAAAACAATTTGTATAACTTCTAAATATTAAAAACTATGGCATTAATAATAATTATCGGATTTATTGGCTGTCTGTTGTCTGGTGAACTCATTAAATTAGGCAGATAATGGGAAAGTTCATGCTTCTACTATTGGTGTGGGATATTGTGGCTTTATTTGCCATCATACTACGCCCTAACTTTAAATATAGTAGTGATGTTATCAGTTGGCTTATAGCCGGAATAGCTTTGTCTGTAATAATAATAATCAGTTAGTAATAAGATGGAAAAATATGTTTACTACCTTCGTGTATCAACGAATAAACAAGGTGATAGCGGTTTAGGGTTGTCAGCCCAAGAAAAGACTTGTATAGACTATATTAATAGCAAAGGTGGAATTATTTGTGGTAAGTTTGTAGATGTGGCTTCGGGAAAAGACTGTTCCCGTGTGGAGTTGTGGAAAGCTATAGAGTATTGCAAAGCTAATAGTTGCACCCTTGTAGTGGCTAAATTGGATAGGCTTTCAAGAGATGCCGAGTTCGTTTTTCATGTAGTAAATACGGGCATAGATATATATTTTTGTGACCTTCCAGTAGTAAATACTATGGTATTAGGTATCTTTGCATCCGTTGCACAATACGAACGCGAACTAATTAGCAAACGTACAAAAGATGCGTTGGCAGCAAACAAGGCACGCGGCATATTATCCGGCACAGCTAATAGCAATTATCGAATTGACGAAGAAAGTAAGAAGCAAGCAAGTAGAGCAAGTGCAAGAACGCGAAACAGAAAAGTAGTAGAAAGTCCTGAGTTCGCTTGTTTTTGTAGAATACTACGAAAAGTAATACCTATGCTGAATGAAAATTCTACAGATGAAGAACTGTTCTTTTTGAATTGGACTAAATACCGTACAAGTTTTGTTCTCACCCAGTGTCACAAAGCGGAAATAAAGGAACTCATGCAGGAAGCCAATAGAAACAACAACAAATTGTTTATCGGCATTGACTTTACGAATGCTAATTTTTATCAGTATATTAGTAGCCGCGTACAAGCTACGTTCAATTCAATTTCTAAATATAAAGAATATAATAACCTATAAACTAAAAGGATATGAGAATACTTCAAATTGCCCTAATAACACAAAAGGGTAACGTCTTTAATGTAAAGATGCAGATAGACGAAATTGTCTTTGAGAGTAAAGAAGAAGTAAGGGAAAAGCTTCTTTCTGTATTTGCCAATAGGCAGGATGCTGTAGTAGACGTTGTAATTCATTCCATACAAGACGAATTAGAGCTTTCCGACTACTCAAATGAGCAACTTAAAGCAGAACTAAAAAGAAGGTCAAATATCGCGCGTATGAAAGCTATTAGAGAAAAGCCCAAGTATTATTATTGGGAAGGTACTATAGTTGATATTCTGAAGCGATATAATAGGTTTGCCAATTGGAAATTTAAAATAGATTCCGAAGAACTGGCGGCAAATGAAAATTTTTCGTATCTGAATAAATGGCATGGTTTTGAAATGATAAGCGGTGCTTTCAATATGACAACTGCACCAAAAGTTGGGGATAGGGTCAAATTAAGGTATCGTGTAGTAAAAAGTCATTTTCGTTCCTATAGAGATTCTAAAATTGTATCAGTAATAGAACGGGCTGACTTGTCAAATGAAACAGTAATAGCAGGCAGTGAATTGTAAACTAAAACTATAAAGAGATGAAAGCAATATTAATAGCAACCAAAGAAACAATTGACGTAATAAAGGCTGAGGAATATACCAACATTTACGTAACAGAGGATGGCAGTCAGTCCTTCTTAGGTGGTGAACTTATTCTTCTTGATGAAGTGAAGGAAGAAGCAAAAGAACGGGATTGGGAAGAGGTTAGGATAAATGCTGCAATAGCAACAATGCAAACACTTTTAAATAATCCACAATATGAGAACAAATCAATAATAGCCATAGCTGACATGAGCGTAAGTATGGCTGATGTATTGGTTAAAAAGCTGAAAGGAGAATAGCTATGTAAAAGTTGAGGTATGAAACATATATTGGATTGGTATAATGAAAATACTCCTCAAAATGAGGATGAATACGAAAAAGGATGCTTGACAAGTGCTGCAATAATAGCAATAATCTTCATAGCATTAACAGTAGCAATAATAAATATTTGATTTGAAAATGGAAAAACAACCGATTAGCATACAAGACGTGATACAAGAACTTCGCGACTTGTTCAGAGTTACAAACAGAGGATTTTCAAGTGAAATAGACGGGATATTCTTTATTGACAAAAGGCAATATTCCGCATCCGAGGTACACATGAAGCTTGAAATGTACTTCAATGACAAGTATATAATCAACGGACTTTGTAAGATATATCCGAATTGTGTGACTTATACACGATTTGAGATTAAGAGCATCGACAAGCTGATACCTAACTATAGACTCATGGGAGGTTATACTCCCGAAAAGGAGGACTGAATTATGGCGAAGAGTATATTTACTCCAATGGAGAAGTTCAACGAAATTTTGGCAGCCTATAAACTTAAATCGAGTAATATCGGAGAGTATGAGGGAAAGCATATCAGAGTATTCCACAATGAGAAGAAGCTGTTTGATTACTACCCATGCCGGATGAAGCTATTTGACTACCATAATTGGCATCAGCTAAGTTATCCTATGCACGGGAACAAGGATTGGGAGAAGGAACTAAGAACAATAATCGAAAAACTGATAAAACAATGAAGAAGTTAGTAATGACATTGATTGGCTTGCTTTCACTGATGGCAAGTATGCAGGCGCAAACAGATTGGAAGAGCCAGCTTAACTATTTGTATGGTACATGGACTGTACAGTATATACAAGACCGTAACGATAATGTAAGCACACCGCCAAACTTGGTGACAATGAAGTTCAACCGGGATATGACTTGTATTATAACCCAAGACGGACATAAGATACAAGGCACATTCAAAGCGGAACAATTCATGCAAGGCGAGTTTGACTTGTTTACTGGACTTTTTGTACAAGCATATTCTAACAAAAGCAAGAAGACAATACTGTACTTTCAAGTGTACGATATAAACAACAGTAAAGGAGTTATCAGCGTGCCAGAAGTCAAAGAGTATTGGCAGATAAAGAAGAACCTATTTGAGATAGATGATTAATAATTGTTAATAGTTTGACTTGTTTTTTGGAACTTTCAAAAATAACAGCGTTCTTTGCATTGCAATCGGGAGGTAGAATGCTCGGTGATAAACGATATTTAGGATTCAATAGCAATTCAACATATAGCTTACATTGGCACATTCTACCTGCAATCGTGCAGCCTGCCAGTGTATAGCAAATCTAAAAGCACTGGGAGTTTTCTCGGTGCTTTTTGTATTTATTGAAAAACATTCTTATATTTGTGGTGGCGATAGGCTGGAGTAGCTACCAGTTGACAAGTCTCTTTCCCATACCTTCGGACTTCGCCACCATTTCATTTAGAAGGTATATCATTAAACATTGAAGTTATGGAAAGACAAACTAAAGGAATTTGGATTCCAATTGAAATTTGGGAAGATAAAAATCTTTCTTGGAATGAACGTATATTGTTGTTGGAGATAGACAGCTTTACTACCAAGGATAAAGACTGTTTTATTAACAATGAATATATTGCCAATCTTTTGAATGTTAGTGAAACAACAGCAAATAAAATCCTTTCATCATTGATTAAAAAAGGATATGTCATTAAAACAGCATTTGATGGCAGAAGAAGGTATGTCAAATCAGCCTTGCAGTTAAAAACAATTCAGCCTTGCACTTTAGAGCAACCCTGCCTTGCACTTTACGACAACATACTTAATACAAGTAATAATACAATTAAAGAAGATAATATTATCATATTATCTAAGAAAGCGGAAGACAATGCAGAGCATGCCAATGTCAATCCCTTATTAGAATATAATGATGGCGTTAAAAAATGTTCTAAAAAGAGTAATAAGGTTAAATTTGATGTCCGTGCCGACTTGTCCTATGTCAGTGAGGAACTGAAAGATTCTTGGAACATTTGGCTTGACTACAAGGACGAAATCAAGAAGCAGTACAAGACGGAACGAGGTGCAAAGATGATGTATTCCAAGTTAGAAAAGTATTCTGATGGCAATTCAATTCTTGCCAATGCCATTGTTAACGAAGCCATCTGCCATAGCTGGGACGGATTTTATTCTTTATCCGACAAACAGAAAGATTTTTTCTTATCGGATAAAAGCCCTTATAGGAGCGAAAATTCCAATTCTTCCTATATAGCTAAGAGATTGCAGGAGTTGGACGAGAAAATCGAAAAATACAAATGATATAACATTAAATAAAGAGTATTATGAAGCGTAGGGAGTTAAAAATTGGAGATATTATTCAAGTTGGATATAATCAAGTCAGAGTTGTACATGATGAAAAAGTTTCGTGTGACGGTTGCTATTTTAGACCGATTTGCGATAAAGGTTATGAAGCCTTAGTATGGAAACAAGAAAACTTTGGATTTTGTTCTGAAAATGAGAGATTAGACAATATCAATGTTCATTTTGAATTAGTAGAATGATATGGAAGTAAAGAGTGGAAGAATGTTTGAGAAAGAGATACTTCCTTTCATGGAAGAGGAGATTATGAAAAAGCTCCGTACATACAACGTGTACAGTATAAAGGAGTATGAAGACATACGGAAGGCGGTAAGGTATTCAATCAGATTTTGCAAGAAAAATAAAATTGTTCGATATGAAGATAAAAATTTAAACAAAGAAAGGGACAAGAAATGAAAAAGTACAAGGTTTTATTTTGTGATATGGACGGGACGTTAATAGAAACTGCAAGCGGTGAGACGTTCCCGAAGGGTATATGGGATATGAAATTTAAGTTTGATGTCCTGGATGCAATAAAGAATTTGAATCCCGAAAAAATCTTTATTGTGACAAATCAAGGAGGGATAGAAAAAGGGTTGGTGTCGCAATTATCCATTTATGTAAAATGCAAGTACGTGAATGACAGTATAATGGATTATTGCGGCATTGATACGCGTTTTATGTATTGTGAAAGCAATGACAGAAGAAACCCTATGAGAAAGCCTAATACTGGAATGCTTGAAAGACTTTTTAACAACTATAAATCATGGAATGCTGGTTTAAGTGAAAAAGATTGTTTGATGATTGGTGATGCAAGCGGTCTTGAAGGGCAATTTTCGGACAGTGACAAGAAAACAGCCGAGAATTTCGGTATAGACTATATGGATGTCAGCGAGTTCGTAAATGTTTACGGGAAAGAGGTTTGATTATGGGATTCAATAGAGGAACAAAGTTAGGTGCAGAAAACAGAAAAGGGCATAGATGGATAAACAACCCTAATACTGCGCATAAAAAGTGTACGAAGTGCGGCTGCATGGTTGACAAAATTTCTTCAAAAGGAGAAAATGTTTATGTATATACAGACAATAAAGGTAACAAATCGGCTGAATGCCCTAATTGTATTTGATTATGGAAGTTAGTTATAAAATATTCGATTCAATAGAATATAGTATTCGTTGTGAAGAGCATGATATACATTATCCAAACGGGCCTTATCCTACTGTAGAAGAGTTTACCTATAAAGGCACTGGAAAGGTGGTAGGGTATATAGATGGAGGCTTTTTTAGGAAAGATAAGTTTTTGATAGTGGATAAGGAAACTAAAAAGTTTATGAAAGTGAAAGTAAGTGATTGTGAAATATTAGAATATTGATTATGGAAGTAAAGAACGGAATAATAATAGACGGAATTCTGCATGAAGCTGTGAATTATAGTAACGTTAGTTCTTGTAGTGTATGTTCTCTTCGTAAAGAATGTGATGAATTAGAGAATCGTTGTGATGAATGGATTTGCAGGCTTATTGATTGCAGGTATTTCGTTAATCGTGGCAAAGTAACAGACATTAAGACAGATAAGGAGGAATAAATCATGTGTAATTCAATAGAATGGGGTAAATGCGAAATATGCGGAAAGGAAGACCAGTTGGAACGTACTTATTTCTACTATTCAATTCATTGTGAATGTTGTGGAAGTAAAGACGGGAATGGGCAAAATAGGCATTTTGAAATGGTAAGACATTGTAGAAAATGCCCGGCTCCTATGCCTAAAGAAATACATCCATTATATAAAGCGATGGATGGTAAAACTTATCGTGCGAGTATTTCTAATATGCTTCCCGTTGATATTTGTGGGGAGTTTATTATAAACGAATCGATAATTAAGGAGGAATAACAATGGAAAGCGATAAACTTATATTAGATGCTTGTTGTGGCAGTAGAATGTTTTGGTTTGACAAGCATAACCCTTTGGTTTTATTTGTAGACAAGCGTTCAGAAACGCTTACAGCTAAGGACAAAGATAGAATCAGAACTATAGATGTAAAACCGGATGTAATAGCCGATTTTACTAATTTACCGTTTGAGGATAATTCTTTCTACATGGTGGTGTTTGACCCACCGCATTTGAGAACACTTGGCGAAACCTCATGGATGGCTAAGAAGTATGGTAAACTGCCAAAAGACTGGCAATCACTCATACACGACGGATTTACCGAATGTATGCGTGTCTTGAAACCTAACGGAACGCTTATATTCAAATGGAACGAAAGTGAGATAAAAGCTTCAGAAGTTTTGTCCGTTATCCCTTTTAAGCCTCTATTTGGGCATACCACCGGAAGGCAGAGCAAGACAATATGGATGTGTTTCATGAAAAAAGAGGAGGGGTAAATGATGCACCAGTGTGACTATTGTTGTTGGTATAACGAAAGATACGGGAATTGCGATTGTCCGTATGTAATGAAGAAGTCGGCTTGTGATAAAGCTAAAAAGGAGAAAGAAAGGAGTGAGAAATGAAATTAAAACATCCATTAGATTGGTATAACGAAAACACACCATCGGAAGATGAAGAATACGAAAAGGGATGTCTATCTATCGCCTTGATAGTAGCAATCATTTTCATTGCATTAACGGTTGTAATTTTATCTTACGAATTATGAAAACAGAACAAGTATTATCAATAGAACAAATGAAGCTCTTGCAGGAGCTTGGATTGGATACAAGCAACGCAAGTATGTGCTTGTGTTGTTTTCGAGAAAACATAGATGAAGAATGGGAACTTGAAATTTATGAAGATGTAATTAATCAAAAGCGAGATTCTACATTTTGGGAAATTATTCCAACATTTACATTGCAGGATATTATCGAAATGCTTCCACGCAGCATCCAACCTAATCTGAATGAAGGAACATATTATCTTAACCTATATTATTATGACGAGTTGTGGGTAGTAGATTACCTGAATAATGAAGGTGACGGAAGTTGGTTTACTACAACATCAGATGATAGCTTTATCAAAGCTGCCTACCAAATGCTATGTTGGTGTGTAGAAAATGGATATATTAAAAAGGAGGGTGAATAATGGAAGCACATGTAATGAAACTTGAAAACAACTGTGTGATTGTTGACGAGGAATATTTTAATGAGATAAAGAAGCAGTCAGAATTTAACCAAGAAAGGATAAATGAGATTGCAGAGGAAAAGTTTTTGAAATACGTCAAAGAAAGCGGTATCAAACTTTCCTACGAAGTGAACGGAACACCTTATATATTTCATCATGACTTGTTGAGTGAATTGAACTATGAGGAAAGAGGATATCCGGAATCCGTGTCAGAAAAGGTGAAGCATGTTATTGCAGATGATATAACCGAGGCTTTGAATGATAAGTTTAAAGGACTGAAAGACGAGGCTTTGAATTACGCAATAAGCGAGTTTGACAAGCGGAAACACGGTTTGGAGGCTACTGCAAAAATATGGAAACATTTTGCATTAATCTTTATCATTACGACTATTGTTCTAACAATTAGATTATTTATACAGCTATGACCGAAGAACTTGTAACATTAGAGACAGCGAAGCTACTAAAGGCGGCAGGATTTAAAGAAGATGTTAGTAGCTTTTATGAATTGGTGTATAAAGGAGGTAGTGGTCCTGAGTATGAGATAGATGAAAGCTACGATGCCCAGAATTATAATACAGACGTTTACTCTATCTCTGCTCCAACTCAATCCATTGCCCAAAAGTGGCTGCGTGAAACCAAGAACCTACATATTGAAATATACCGAAGTGCCGTAGGGTATGGCTATGCTATAGTGAAAGCCGATAACGGAACGTGGCAGGAAGATGATGATTCCAGGGGTCCTAATGATGGCGGTCTGTGGGATACCTACGAAGAAGCATTGGAAGCTGGAATACAAAGAACTTTAGAACTTATATGAGATTATGGAAGGGGAAAGGAAAATCGGAGAAGTATTTGAGTATAATGGTGTCAAATTAATAGTTAGAAAGATGTCGTCTTGGGGAGATTGTAGAAGGTGTTTCTTCGGCAAAAAGGGTAATATAACATATGGCGGTCCTAAATGTACCGCTCATGAAAGGAAAGATAAAAACTTTGTTTACTTTGAAAAAGTGGAGGAATAAAATATGGAAAAGTATAAAGGTAAGTTGACACTTGGAAACAAGGAATACGAATGTGAAGTGATAGACGGAGTTCGTTATATTGATGGGAAGACAGTAGACGAGTTTTATAATGAATTGCCGATTGAAGAAGTTATTAAATTGGTAAGGGTTGGATTTGAGACATTGAAAGCCGAGAAGAACGGAGAAGCATTTTCTCCCAAAGAAGAATATCAAAGAATTAAGGAGGGTAAATAATGGCAAAAGTATATGTTACTAAGTATGCTATTTCTCGCGGAATAGAGGAAATAGAAAGAGAGATTTATGAAGTAAGAGATTATGATTACAGTTATATTAGGTACAATTTTCACACTTTCCTCTACATAGGCAAAGATGCTTTTCTTGATAAATCCGAAGCCATAAAGAAAGCAGAGGAAATGAAGAAAAGAAAGATTGCATCTTTACGCAAACAGATTGAAAAACTTGAAAAAATGACTTTTTGATATGAAGAATCAAGTATTAAGCATAGCTCAGATGCAGCATTTGCAGGAACTTGGATTGAATACAAGTGATGCAAGTATGCACTATCAGTTTTTACCTACAGCAGATTCTATCATTAATGGGACGGATGAAGTAGAAAAAGAACCTTCCCTTTTTGTAAGTCAGCCTAATATGAAGCATGAATATCCTACTTATACTTTGCAGGACATTATGCAGAAGTTACCACCTTCCATCAATATATGTATGCTGCATATATATAAGGCTGCCGACTTGTGGTATTTCGTGTATATGGATTCCTATACCCGTACCATTATAAGTACGCAGTATAGTCCGGATATTATGAGTGCAGCCTATCAAATGCTGTGCTGGGTGATTGAGAACGGATATTTAGAAACAAACAAGTAATGATATGGAACGAATAGTAGAATTAAGAGGATTAGAAGGAGTATATTGTAGTGATGTAGTTCATGCTTATATGTCTTGCAATGCAGAAGACGTTCAAAAAGCTTTGGAGATTGGGATTCCATGTACTGGAGCAAATGACTACGGAGCGTATAACATCTATTTTGACGATTACGGAAGAATATGTTTTGAATATATGCAACGTTGTGCAACAAGAGAATACAGATACGTTGAATCAATAGAAGAGGCTATAGACTGGATGAATAGATTTATGAATAATGGAGGTTGATTATGGGTAAATATAGATACAGAGAAGTAAAGAACTATATCCACAACGAACTAAAGTTGACTAAAGAGGATATAAAGGAAATTATGGTTCCAATTGTGAAAGAGGAGGTTAAACGTATCTTTCAAAACACATATGGAAACGACGTTGATATAGAGAGGTGGGTTCGTTGTATGGTTTCCAACGAGATACAAAGACATGGTGATTACTCTATGATAAGGAATTTGTGCAGGGAGATAATTAAGGAAGAAATTGCCGATAGGTTGTCAATTGATATAAGTCTTAAAAAGAAAGAGGGGTAAAATATGCAGGACGAAATTTCTTGGAACGATAATACCTATTATGAAATTTATAATCCATATAGTGATATTTCTCCTTTAGAACCGTGTGATGCACCCAAAATGAGAAAATATCGCCCAAAAGATGATAGGTGCACAAACAAGCAGATTGCGAAACGCAGGAAGAGAAACAAGAACCGTAAAACACATGGAGGTTATGGTTTTATAGCACCTATATGTAGAGATATTCTTAAGAAAGAAATAGTTGATAAAATATCAATAGAGGTAAATATAAAAGATAAATGATATGGAAATAAAAGGGAAAGTACATTGCTTCTTTGAACAAAGCGCAACATTCCGTGACGAGTTTAGAAAACTTGGATATGAATCTTTCGATTATGATATACAAAATTCATTCGGAAAGACAGACTTTCAGATTGATTTGTTTAAAGAGATTGAGAATGCGTATGATGGAATGGATAGCGTGTTCGACAATATAACAAAAGATGATTTGATTATTGCATTCTTTCCTTGCATTTACTTTGAGAACCAAAAGATGATGTATTTCTCTAATGATAGTTTAAACATCAAAAACAAGACATTATCAGAGAAACATCAAATCATACTTCAAATGATAGATATTAGGAACTACTTTTATACGGTATTGTATAAGATGTTCTTTGTGTGTGAAAGAATTGGATTAAGAATCGTATTGGAGAATCCAGCAACACAACCTAACTTCATCTTATTCACTCAAAATTTCTATGTAAAACCTACCATTATTGATAACAACAGGCTGCTACGAGGTGACTACTTCAAAAAGCCGACCGCATATTGGTTCTTTAATTGCGAACCTACAAACGGGCGAAGCTATCAGAAACCAAAAGAGACTAAAATAGTTCAGAATTGCAAGCAAGGTAAGAGTGCCGGTATATGTTCGGAAGAACGTTCTCTTATATCACCGGACTACGCAAGGAATTTCATTTGCGACTTCATACTTGGGAAAGTTCAAAAACATACACAACTTGATTTATTTAAATAAGAGGGAATAACTATGAATGAAGAACTTTTAAAATTAGCATATCAATCCCTCAAACGTCAATTTGACAACATTAGCAAAGATAGTTGGATATGGACTGATTTCTTTGAAGATGAAAAAGTGGGATTTGATTACTTCAAAAAACAAATTGAACAAGATGAAGATTTTGCCTGCCTGCAAGACGAGACATATTACTTGGACGAGGATTTAGACGAACTGGCATATGATATAGCTTATGAAATTGCTTTAAAGTTGAAAGAAAATGATTTTTTTCATCAATGTGAACAATGTATGTTAGAAACTTATAGAATTGAATAATTATGGACGAGAAATTTAAAAAGAAATACGGTATCTACGATGGTATAGATACAAGCACATTCAAGCATATCCCCGAAATTAGTTTCTACAATAACAACTATTTCGTGGGCTTAAAGAGAGATAAAAATGTAACAAATGACCTACTTTTCGCACACAGTGATGATGATAACCAAACAGACTGGTATGTTTTAAATGGAAGTTTTGCTACATATATTGGCTACGAGTTTACAGACAAGGGAGTAATTAATCTTAGTGATGAACCATTTACTTAATGATTATGAAATATATATTTTCTAAAATTCATATTTATAGGTGCTTACCACCATATAGGAAATGGTACAGCATAACGACTGATAGCGGAATAACTAAAGACAATATTGTAATTGTTGGTAAAAAGCGGTTATTGAAAGTCGCCTTTGCATTGATACTTATGGCTTTATTTAATAAAAGAACCACTATAACCAGATGATTATGGAACAAAAGAACATAACTACTGAATGGCTTAGATTGGAATTTTATAAATGCAATCATGCCAAGTACAGAAAGTATGCTGATGAATGGCTGAATAACCTTACTGACGCTCAGATAGAGGGATTTGAAAGACAGCGTATAGGACAAATTGATAAATCGAAATGCGTATGAGTGGGAAAGATGTACTAAGGCTATTACTTATCAGTTATGGCTTTTGCCGTAATATTGAGATAAATACTTATATGGGTAACGGTGGATGGATTGGTTATGAAGTATCTGCCAACAATGACGATGGTATTGAATACTACGCAGTAGATTGTGAAGGTTTGCTTTTTCATATATACGAAATACAGAAATTTATGAGAGATGAAAATATTGAGCCTCGTATAATGTCGGGTAATTTTAGTAATAAGCATCTGCTTTTAGACGAACATTTGAACGATATTTTAAAAATGAATGAGAATCAACATTATTGTAAAACAAATCCGAATAAGTTATGAAACAGACAGTAGAAGCAGCAGCAAGGGAATATTCCAATGACCAAAGAAATAGGCAACATCATTGTGAACCGTACTGCATTGTTGATTTTAAGTCCGGTGTCGAATGGCTGTCAAAGCAGTCACCGTGGATAAGCGTGGAAGAACGTTTACCGGAATATTCGTGTTGGGTGCTTGTGGCAGGTAAGGACTATAAATATCGAATTTTGTTTTACTGTGGAGGTAAGTTTTATACGAATAAAAGTTTAATAGCATATGATGGGAGCGTTCTTTTCTGGATGTTTATCCCATCCTTCGACCAAATCCTCGAAGCGAACAAAGATGTGTTACAACGATTAAAATAGAAATTTTATGGAAGAACTAATTCACATTGATAATCTATGTTCACGTTGCGGCTTTTTTACATCTGATACATCAGTAAATGGTGGTTATGGATGCAATCATAAGGATTGTGACGATGGAGAATATATTTATAACGGAGATATAATTGACTGGCATAAAGCTTATAGAATTGTGGCAATAAGACTTACTAAAAGAAACATTAAATGCAACCGTAGGCTTGCCAAGAAGTTTTTGAAAAAGGCAAGATTTATTTTGAATAAGAATCGTGAAGTTTTTGGAATTAAATTCCAAGGAAAATGCCTTGCTTCAACATGCCCTTTGGGTTATATGGCAGATAAAGATGATATTATTAGGTTTGGAGAAGACCCAGAATTAATGGCAGTAGATGATTGGCTTGTTATAGAAAATAACGAATGAAAGAGAAAGGAGATTAAAATATGAAGAAGATACTTTTATTTGCCAGTTTAATGCTGACACTATCATCTTGTGATAGTAAATCTTATCATGTGAAGAGTGGCACTGCAATAACTATTGATGGCGACACCATTGAGTTCTATGGTGGAACAATCACTTATCCTTTTTTCGGTCAACGTAGTATTAGAGATATGGTTATTAAAGAGAAAGGAGATTGATATGGAAATAAAAAATGTAGGACAACTTAGAAAAATTATTGAAAATATTTCCGATGATTACGAAATCGAAATGCGAGTTAGGCGCAAACTGTCTGACGAAGAATTGAAGGGATGCAGATACCCTTATCCTTACGACACTGAATATCTTACTTTAGAATTTGATGATATCGGAGTGTCAGACAAAGTGTTATGTTTAGGTGTAACTTCTAAAAATTATTGATATATGAGTAAAATAAGACTAATACTTCGATTTCTGTTAACTCCTTTATGGCTCGCTATATTCATAGTCTATCTGCCAATATGGTATATACAAATGAGTTGGTACTATTTCAACTTTGGGGATTATTGGGATAGCTATTTAGTTTTATGGGATAGAGTAATGTTATCTCTAAAACTTAAAAAGAAATATTGATATGGAAACCCAAACGATTCAAATAAGAGGAGATAATGATGCAATAGCATACATTAATTTTGTAGATAGGGATTTAGCTGTATCTATCGTATATGGAGATAATCAGTACGATTTCACCATTGAACCCATTACCCTAAAAGCATTGGCATACGCCTATAAACTACATTGTGAAGAATGTGACGAAAAATACAATAAGTTATGAAAGCAAGAATAAAAGAAACCGGAGTTTTAATAGATGTAATTCCGAGAATAAATATCAATGCGCTATATAACGGAGATAACCTATATGTATGTGATAATAAGGTTTTCAGAGAGTGTGAACTTGATTTTTTAAATCTTGGAAATTCAGCCATTGATTGGGAAAAGCGACGCTACGAACTGGCGAAAGATTATTCTACAGAGTTTGTTAAACTACAGCATAAAAAGGGTATAACTGAGTGCGGCATACTATATCCAGATGTAGTATCATGGTCTGTAGAACTTGCTGACGCACTAATAAAGAAACTGAAAGGAGAATAACTATGGGATTTACAACACCGTGCTTTATACGAAAGAATACGCCAGAGCTTAGAAAGAAGCTGGAAGAGTTGAGATATAAACTACTTAATTCTGGTGATACAACTTTAGATGCACATAATTATGATGGCAAGGGAAGTCATAAAAGTATTGAAGAAGGAAGAGCAATCATTACATTCTATGGGAATTTATATGGGGTGATATATAATGTAGATACTGTCACCAAGAAAGGAAGGGTCGATTGTGGAGCTAATGAGTTCTTGTTTCTTGCCATTGCTGCATTGAGATATGATACAGACGATAGCCAATGGTTCACGGATGGGGAAGATTGGTTCTTATGCCAATATCTGAAAGTAGGAATGCACTACCAAGACAAACCGGAAATACTATTTGATAAGTGGCATAAAGCCTCCGTGGACGAACTGATTGAACACTTTAAACAATAACAGCATGAGAAAATATAGAATTGAAAACTATGGCATTTATAAGAACATCTTTGATGTACAAATGAATACTTGGTGGTGCGGATGGATTACGATAAAAACATTCGTAGCAAGCGATATTTGTACTGATAGTATTGATTATGCAAAAGCCTGCGCACAAGAACTATTGGATAAACTAAGGGAGGAACTACCATGAATGAAATAACTATTAGACAATGGTATGACACCTTTAAATCGGGTGAAGAATTGGTCGAAGTTCGTATAGTAGACAATGCTTATAAACGAACTTATTCCGGCTACTTTACTGATGTAAACACCCTGCTCAACGAAATTAGGAAGTATGACAACTGTAACATCTACTTCACATTGAATGCCATCAATCCAGCATGTTATGACAGAGAGCAGCATGATAGGATTGTTACCAAACCAAAGTCAACTACTTCTGACAATGACATTGTTGGAAGAGATTGGATATTGATAGACATAGATACTAAGAAGCCATCAGACACAAACTCAACTGATGAAGAGAAGGAGATGGCGAAAGAAGTAGTCAACAATGTATTCAAGTTCCTACGGGATGAAGGTTTTGAAAAACCAGTAGTATGCGATAGCGGCAATGGTTTCCATCTACTGTACAAAATAGCCATGAAGAATAGCAATGAGAATACTACAATCTGTAAAGAGTTCCTGCAAGTTCTTGATATGCTATTCTCTAATCCGAATGTAGAAATAGATTGTACTACACATAATGCAAGCCGGGTATGCAAACTTTATGGTACATTTAGTCGAAAGGGAAGTAATACCAAGAAGCGTCCTCAAAGGGAAAGTAAGATACTAAGAATACCAGATGAAATTAAAATAACTCCAAACGAATACTTTGCCAAAGTTGCTGCCATGCTCCCGAAACCGGAACAACCGAGCAAAAGCAATTACTACAGCAATGAGAAGTTTGACTTAGAAGCATTTCTAAATAAACACCACATTGCGGTGAGAAACATTGTAAGGACATCATCATTCACAAAGTACATACTTGACGAATGCCCATTCAATAGTTCACACCGTGCTCCGGATTCAGCAATCTTTGAGATGTCGAATGGAGGACTTGGCTTTAAATGTCTGCATTCAAGTTGTTCTCAATATACATGGAAAGACTTTCGGTTGAAGTTTGAACCGGATGCTTACGACCACAAGGAATACCAAAGGCATGAACATAAGATGCAATACTATTCTCAACAAAAGAAAGAACCTTTTGTACCAAAGAAGGAGGATTCCGCTAAGGGAAAGAAGTGGCTGGCTATGACTGATGTTCAATATGTGGATATGAGTAAGATGGCTTCAATCCCAACTGGATATAAGGAACTTGACAAAAAAATCATTGGTTTATTGCTTGGAGATGTGACTGTATTGTCTGGCGGCTCTGGTGCGGGAAAAAGTAGCTGGATAGATTGTGTTGCTCTGAATGCTATACAAAGAGGATATAAAGTAGGAATATGGTCGGGAGAGTTACAAGACTTTAGATTTCAAAGTTGGATAAATCAAATTGCCGCTGGTAAAAATTATGTATGCAAGAGAGAAGGCTTTGAAAATTATTACTATGCTCCTAAAAATATTTCCAATCAGATAAGTAATTGGTTAGAAGGCAAACTATTCCTTTACAACAACAATTATGGAAGTAAATGGCAACAACTGTTTGCTGATGTAAAAGAGCTTGTAGACAAAGAAGGTGTACAGCTTATTGTTCTTGATAACTTGATGGCATTGCAGATTGACAACTATGAAGGTGATAAATATACCCAGCAAACTAAGTTCATCAATGACTTAAAAGAATATGCTAAAGCTAAGAATGTGCATGTGCTGTTAGTATGCCATCCAAGAAAAGAAGGTATATTCCTACGAAAAGAAAGCATATCTGGCACAGCAGATTTAACTAACTTAGCTGATTCTGTATTCATCATACATCGAATAGGAAAAGACTTTGAACAGAGGGCAGGGGAGTTCTTCGGCAAGGACAAAGTTCTGCCATATCTAAAGTATAACTCTGTAATTGAGGTCTGCAAGAACCGAAGCATGGGAGTGATAGACTTATTAGTAGGCATGTACTATGAGGTCGAATCCCGTAGACTTAAGAACGAAATATCGGAAAACATTGTCTATGGCTGGCAGGAGCAGCCAGCACAGTTGACATTTGAACCGACACCCGAATCTGATGTTTCTGACTTACAAGACATATATGACAATATGAGCAATCAATTACCGTTTGGTAGCGAATTGCAGGAATTACCTTTTTGATATGAACGAACAAGAAATCACAAACTATGTACTATCTCTTATTCCAAAGGAAGAAAAAGATAGGGTTTTCAAGCAGGAGTATTGTGCTATAGGAACAGATTTTATAGGCTTTATGGAAACATATTACTATCTATCAAAAATCATACCTAAAGAATATACTGTCTATGATTTTGGTTGTGCCTATAATCCACAATGCTATTTATTTCAAGACCATGCAAAATTTATTGCTGTCAATCCAGAAGAAATAGATGGCAAAGAAGTATTTAAAGCACCTAACTGTGATTTCTACAGAATGACTACTAAGCAATTCTTAGAAGATATATATGAAAAGAAAGAAAAAGAGTTCGCCATCTGCAATTATGTTCCTAATTGGCACAAGGAGAGAAGCATAGATTTGGTAAAACTGAACTTTCAGAATTGTTATACCTTTTATCCAAGTTAGTTGTGGAAAATAAAATCGAATTTACGAAAATAGAGCAGTATTTACCGAAAGAAGGCGAAGAAGTTCTATTCCTATGCGAAAATAAGATGATTTTTCATGGGGAATATCTATTAGGTAATTGGTTCATGTATTCGCCAGAATATAGTAGCAAAATTATAAGCAATATCTGCCCATTCAGAGTAATAGGATGGGTAGGAATAAATAACTTTATTTTTTAATCAATTAAAAGAATTAATCATGTTAGTACAATTAATGGAAGCAAAAGTTTCTTACGTGAAAATCAACGAAAGAGGCAAGCAAAAGAGAGTAACAGAAAAGTATCTTGTAAACGCTATGAGTTGCACAGAATGCGAAAAGCTGATGAATGAAGAACTGTCTATCTACCAAGCAGAAGAGTTCTCAGTTCTTGCGGTTGGACGAACAAACTTCCAAGAATTTTTGGGAGATAAGGACAAGGAGGACAAAAAGCTCTTTAAAGTGAAGCTCAACTACATTACTCTAAACGACGAGGGCGACGAGAAGAAGACACCTTGCATGTTGATTGTTGAAGCTGATACAACAGAAGAGGCAACAAACACTGTCAAAGAAGCTATGTCCGCTTCAATGGCTGATTGGAGAATTGGACAAGTTGTTGAATCTAACTATGTGGATATTGTGAACTTGTAGTTTATAATCTCGTTTATTTTAAGCTGAAAGGGAGGGAGTAACAATTGTACTTTCTCTCTTTCTTTTAACACAATTCTGAGTCCTATTTTTTGGAACTTTCCAAAATTTCAGCTACTTTTGTCACTGTAATCAAAACCAATTTTACAATGAAGATAAAATTTAAGAAGCTGGATAAATCAGTTCCTTCACCATTCAAGAAATACCCATCTGACTTTTGCTGGGACTTATACGCTACTTCATGCGAGGAAATTGCACCTAACGTTTATAAGTATGGATTAGGCATTGCGATAGAAATGGAAAGAGATTGGGAAACTATATTGAAAGGTTCTACTATAGACATGGGATTGAACACAGATATAGATTTATCCAAGTGTCCTTTTCATTTGTCACTTGACCTTAGACCAAGAAGCAGCGTTTGGGAAACGGGAATGGTTCTTAGTAACTGCGAAGGTACTGTGGATGAACTATTTAGGGGGGGCTTATCAGCCGTGTTCTATCATTTGTTAACAGATATGCCAAAGTACGAGGTAGGAGATAGAATAATCCAAGCTAAGATAGGTATTACCTTGCCAATCGAATGGGAAGAAGTGGAAGAGCTTTCTGATACCGACAGAGGTGCTAACGGATATGGTAGTACGGGACAAAAGTAAGAACCATTATGGAGAGGTGGATAAGTGTAAAAGAATACGCAAGGAGAATTGGCAAGACTACTTCGGCTGTCTATTATATGATAGCTAATAATAAGGTCGAAGCCCGTCACTTTGCCTATGGAAATAAAAAAGGTCACTTAATAAAAGTAGAAGATGGTGAAGATAAAAGTGAATGTGAAGACGAAGAACGATAGTATTCCGTCTGACACTACGAAGAGAAAGATGCCGATAGTAGTAGACCCAAAACTTCATCCTCATCCAAGATACCATGATACTAATGTAGGTGATATTAGGTTTAGGATTAAGACTACTAAGAAAGATACGGTTAAAGCCGATACAATCAAAGTTGAAGTTAAGAAATGAATACTCTAAATAAATACATATGGTCATTATCTCCATTATTTAGAAAGCTACTTATTGTGCTTACTAAATATGTTGTTTATGTATTATGTCTATTGCTTTTGATTGACTATTCAGAAAAGTTAATAGCATATTACAATAATGACTTCTTTGAGGGGATGGACGGATATGCTTATTCATTTACTCCAATATCGTTCTCTATAACTTTATACGTTAAGATTACTTTAATAGCTGCGATACTACTTTTATTATTAGCTATTTCATTACATTTCTGTTGGAAATACTTATTAGGCGTACTTTACATATTTGCAGTATTAATACAACGTGAGTATTTAGATACAATATTCACATCGAACTCTGCGTTTCTGACTATCTGCTACACTAACATAGCAGTCATTCTCGTTATCCTATTCTTAGGTATTCAGCAATTCTTTAGAAACATTAAATCGGGACAGCATTAGGTTGCTGCCCCACAAATAATATGTACTATAGCCTTGGGCGGGCTTTATAAAACCCAATTATAATGATATGAGCAATTTTATTGGTAAAAAAGTAATTATTAGAGCAGACAGAGCAGGAGTATTCTTCGGAACACTGAAAGAAAAGAATGGCAGTGAAGTTGTATTGACAGACTGCCGCAGATTGTGGTGCTGGTACGGAGCTGCATCCATTTCACAGCTTGCGGTCGAAGGGACAAAAAGACCAAGCGAATGTAGGTTTACCTTAGTCGTACCCACTATCACAATACTTGGAGTAATCGAGATTATTCCTTGTACGGAAGAGGCAGTCAAATCCATTGAGGAGGTAGACGTATGGAAGAACAGATAAAGCTATTTCTTAGCTCTGGCGATGGCTATGTCGATGGCTCTGGCTCTGGCTCTGGCTCTGGCGATGGCTATGTCGATGGCTCTGGCTATGGCGATGGCTCTGGCGATGGCTCTGGCTCTGGCTATGGCTCTGGCTCTGGCTATGGCTATGGCGATGGCGATGGCTCTGGCTATGGCGATGGCTCTGGCGATGGCTCTGGCTCTGGCTCTGGCTATGGCTCTGGCTATGGCTATGGCGATGGAATTAAAACATTCAATGGCGACAAAGTATATATCATTGATGATATTCCTACAATTATCAAGCATATTCATGACAATGTAGCTAAAGGATATATACTGAACGATGACTTTACATTGACTAAAACATTTGTTGCAAAAGAGAATGGGAAATTCGCTCATGGAGAAACATTGCACGATGCGTTTGCTTCGCTTCAAGAAAAATTGTATGACGATTCAACCGAGGAGGAAAGGATAGAAGCTTTTAAAAAGCATTTTCCAGACTTTACTAAAAAGGTATCGGCTAAAGAATTATTTTATTGGCATCATGTGCTAACCGGTTCGTGCGAGCAAGGAAGGTTGTCATTCTGTATCAATAAAGGTATAGATATTGAAAAAGATTCATTTACAATATATGAATTTATAGAATTAACTAAAGAATCATATAATGGAGATATTATAAAGAAACTATTATGAGTTGCCATAACAAACTACAGCAGCTTTGCAGAAAGTATCTGAAAAAGTTGTACCGGAAAGCGAGAGATATCGGTCTTGATGAATTTGTCGAAAAGACTATTGCCGAAAACGAAAATGGACGATGCACAGCCACAGTAGAACAAGTCAATATGCTGGCTTCTCTATGTGGGGATGATAGAATAAAAAGGGAGGAAATTCCCGACTTACTCGGTCTATCATACCGGAAGTGCAACGAACAAAAGATTTTTAAAAGAATACGTAAATTTAAAGACAAAGGTGTCTACTCCAAAGTAGATGCTATAATACTAAAAGACCAAATGATATGAAGAAGATTAGACACAATTTCAACAAGGGGATAAAGCTGCATTTAGCTTGTGAAAATAACCTTCTTAGACCAGTAATGAATTGCATATATTTCAAAGATGGATATGCAATTGCCTCCAACGGAATGATATTAATTAAAGCTTGCCTAAATGAGATTTGTAACTTTAGAGAAGAAGAGAAGGAATTACTGGACGGTAAACTAATTAGTGCAAAGAATTTTAAGGAAATTATCAAGCATAATATCATTGAGATTGAAGAAGATGGTTTCCACGCTATATATGACGATTGGGATATAAAGTATAGGTTCGCAAATATAGATAGTAAATATCCCAATTATAACGAAGTTATAAGTCAATTCAAACCGGGATTTGCGGAAAAGGTACTTATTGACCCACTTAACATTGAATTGATAGCCGATGCTTTGAATGCAAGGAAAGGCATAAGATTTCATTTTCCTAAAGATGACAGTAAGGGAATTAAGATTACATTTTCCGACAAAGAGTTATCTCTATCCGAAGCTCTTCTAATGACTAAACTTGACTATTGATATGACGGAGCAAGAATACAAGGACTTGGCAAATAGTCAACCAAAGTATTACTATGAGCCAAGAGGAAGAGAGTGGGCTTTATATGAGCGAGAAAAGGACGGCATGGGAGGAACTAAGATATTTGAGCATTGGGATAGAGAAGTTGTCCGCAAGCGATGCTATGAATTGAATGGCTGGGATTATAAACCGTCAGATGAATAGCCTATGCTACAGAAAATGTGCAGAAAGTATCTAAAAAGACTTCTCCCGGCTGCAAAGGAAGTAGGGTTGGAAGAGTTTGTAGTTACTACCATAGATAAAAACAAGTCGGGTACTTGTGTAGCCACCAGACAGCAGGTCGATATGCTTGCCTCAATGTGTGAAGATAATCGGGTTAAACGTGAAGAAATACCAAATATTGTAGGTAAGTCATACCGATTCTGTCTGACTGGTAATCTTTTTAAGAGAATACGTAAATTTAAAGACAAAGGACTTTATTCCAAAATAGATACTTTGTTGTTGAGTGAAGAACTAAAAACTAAATGACATGTTTGAAGATAAAAAAATAGGTGAAAGATTTGAATATGAAGGAGTAACCTTAGAAGTGGTAAATGTGCTTGATTTCCCTTGTGGAAAATGTTTCTTTTATCAGAAAGAATGTGATAATATATACTGTTTACCGCATCAGAGGAAAGATGAAGAGAGTGTATCTTTTAGAGTGGTTGAAAAGGAACATATTAGTACTGTTCAAGACTGCAAACTGGCAGTTGAAGTAACCGAAAAAAAGGCTATTGAAGCGGCAAAGGAAATGATAGTAGATGTATTTAACGAAGTACACGGTATCAATCAGACTATGTACTTGGAGGACTTTGTAGCAAGACTTAAAAAATAAAAGATGGCAGTGAAGTTTAGACATAAAGAAACTGGCTTGTTTTGGTGTAGGGCAAAAGGTCGTTATCCGTCAAGAAATGAATATTATGAATTAGGGGAAGAAAGTATCTTTAGAAAAAGGCATTTATCTAAGCGTGGAGCGATTTACGAAACCGCTACTGAAAAGCAAAAACGAGAATGGATTGGTAAAAAACATGCCGATGAATTTGAAATTGTTAAAGTATAATGTTATGGTAAGAAAAATAAAATTTAGAGGAAAGGACATTGATACGGGAGAATGGAGATATGGATATCTCTCTTTCTTCTATACTGCCGGAAGGGATAAAAACGGATTTATCCTTACGGATAAAGCACAAATATATTCCCAAGAAGACGGACGCTGCTACGACGTATTGGCTGAAACCGTTGGGCAGTTCACTGGACTATTTGACAAGAATGGAAAAGAAATCTATGAAGGCGACATATTACTTATGAGCGAAGACGATGGTTGTATGATATACAACAAGGTCGGAATAAAGGATGGATGTTTTGGGTATATCGGAGAGGTGAATGGCGAATTAATTCCATTTTGCCACTGTGATGTAATAGAAGAAGTTGTAGGTAATATTTTTGATAATCCTAATTTGCTGAATAATGAAGAAGATAATGTTCAATGATGACTATGGCTTAACACAAGCCGTATTGGATGGTCGAAAGACTATGACGAGACGTATAATCAAATGCCCAAGAACCTTTAGGGGTGAATGGGTAGCCGGATTCAATGTACATATCCGTCAATCTGACAAAAAGATAGTTGATTATCCTTGTATGTATGATGCGGACGGACGGGAGTTTGATGGAGGAGAAATACTTCCTAAGTACAAAATCGGAGAAGTTGTTGCCATTGCGCAAAGTTATATGGATGTTGACCGATTTCATAGAAAAGGGAAAAATGCAGCTTACTT